TGCTGCTGATGTTTGTAGTGCCGAACCACTTTCTATTTGTTTTAATCTTATAAAGTTTGCCATATCCTATAAATATCTTTCTTTATGATAATCCGTATTTAGTTTTGTCAGTATTGTAATTATTCAAAACTTCCGTTGATGTCAATGCTCTATTGTATAAACGGGTTATCCCAATTTTACCATCAAACCATTGTGGAAATTCACCATTATTATATGAACCAATGTATAAGTTTGCAGAAGTATTTAATAAACTTGCCAAACTATGATTTACACTTCCTATACTATTACCATTAACAAATGTTTCAAATGTGTTAGTTGCAACATTGGTAAATACATAAACTATTTGATACCATGTATTCAGTGTTCCCACATGATTTGTACTATTTACATATAATGTTCCACCACTACCCGTACCACTACCGAATTGTGCATAATATGTGGTACTACTTGTTCTAATACTATAACTTACATCAGATGCCAATCCACCTGGGTCAAACTTTCCTAATACAACATCGTTACCCGAAACTGATTGATTAACCCACACTTCCATTGTCCAATCACCACTCCCTGCTTCTAATAATGAATTATCTGCAATTGATATTTGTGATGAAGAACCATTATATGTGAAGTATGGTGATGTATATGTTATATTACTCATAGTTCCATTTCTACCATTACCACTTAAATCCGTAATAGTTGTTCCACTACCTGGATATGAAGATACACTTGATGGGTCGTAATACAATACCAAACCATTTGTGGTTAAATTAACAATTGTTGATAAAGTGGAATTATAATTACTCAAAACTTCTGCATCTGTCAATGCTTTGTTATATACTCTCATTATACCAAATCTACCATCAAAATTAGTTCCATCACCATGACTTGTAGTATCTGCATAACCAAAGTTCATATAAAATGGTTGAGAAGCATCCATAGGTGAAGACCATGATACATTTACCGAACCCTTAAATACTCCATCAATATATCCTTTACATACTGAACCATTATAAGTTAAAACTATTTGATGCCATTCATTAAATGAAACTGCACCTATATTTCCGGTTGATGATAACCCACTACCATTCCAAAATCCAACTTCTAAATTACCACCAACTATTTCTATTGAAGAAGCGTGATATGATGTGTTTGGACTTGTACTATTATTATACTGAATTAATACCCCACTAGCAGTCGGATATACCCATAGTTCTACTGAATGAGTTTCGTTAGCCGATGTTATTAGTGAACTTAAATTTGGTGTTGTTATATAATCATCAACAAAAGTAAAATAATTACCAGTCCAAGTTGGAGAACCTACAATTGTTCCATTTCTACTATTACCACTTATATCGGTAATAGTTGCCCCACTACCATTATATGATGATGTATTAAATGTGTTATAATGTAAAAGTAAATTTTCAGTAACTACTGCGGATGTAGTTGGCCATATTTGATTATTATTCAAAAATGCCTTTGTTGCGGGATTTCCGTTAAATCTTATAGAAGTTGCATTTCCAAATACTGGCATAACTTATCCTATTATAATGTAAAGAGTTCCACTTACCGGTGTCAATGCTGCGTATGATGCAGATGTTATAGTTTGTATGGATGCTACATTTGATGAACTAACAAAACTAGCACTTAATGCATATCTTGTATCAAGTGATGATGTTAATTGAGATGAACCACTAATTACACTATCTCCACCAATTGTTAAATATCTACTATCGTATGAAGATGTAAGTTGTGAAGAAGAACTTATTGCTCCACTCAAATTTGTCAAAAATGAACCCGTTTCACTTTCAGTAATCCAACTTCCACTTACACTTTCAATTGTGTTTAATCTATCCACTAATGATGATGTAGATTGTGATGCGGTATATTGGTTAAAAGATGATGTGGTTACTAAATGTGTTAAATTTTGTTCGTTTGTTGCTGCAATTAATCTACTATCTACTGATTGACTAAATGTGTCAAATGAAGATGTTTGTAATCTAGCATTTATTCCATTTGTAAATGCAGTATTTAATGTAGATTGTGAAGATGTAAATGAATTCAATGAACTTATATCAATTGAACTACTAACAAATCCAAATGATGTAATTTGTGCGGATGAAGATATAGTTCCCGTTGGTATTGTTGTAGATGAACTAATAAATCCTAATGATGTAATTTGTGCAGAAGAACTTATTACACTTCTACCCTTTGTTTCAAATGATGATGTTACGGACTCTAACGAAGATAATCTATCTCTATCTAATATATTTACTCTCGAAGTAACTGCATCTGCCAAAGTATCTAACTCTATTTTATAAGTTGTTCCACCATCTACACCAACGATTGTAGTATCCAATGATGCACTTTCTAATGCCGTTAATTCTGATATCCTTTTTCTTACGTTTGCCATTTATTATATTATTATATCTAAACCATCTTCGGTTGTTATTACTGAATTATCTTCCGTTGCAATTGGAATATCTACCAATTTACCCATAACATAAATATCATTTATAGTCACATTGTCAAAATCTATATATTCATTTCCCAATGTAATTACAACATCGTTTCCAATTTCTTTAATTGTATAATCTCCAGGAATATGTAAACCATATACAAGTATTTCAAAATTTTCAGGAGATGCACCTTCGGTTCCATAATCCAATGCAACATTTAATATTGTAAGTGTATTTTCAATGTTATCAAATTCATCAATTTGTCTACTAATATACCTTGCACTATTTTGTAATATTTCCTGATGAAAGTTATATATCGTTGTTTTGTTATTTACCAGTTTTGTTGGATTTGGATTTAATTTTGTTTTAGATTGAAATTTTGTTGCATTTGGAATTTCTATATTCAATAAACTACCTGTGATGTATAAATCATCATTTAAATTATTAGGATTTATTTTTGGAATAATCCTATTTAGTTTTTTCGTATTTGAATTAAATCTATTAAGCATATTGTTCTATATCTCCTTCTATTTGAACATAATCATCGTCATCCAAATTAAATTCAAAATTATTTTTTATAAATTTAACAAGTAATCCATTACCACTTGCTTCAACCACATAATCTCTTGCATTAATACTTTGTGTATTAATATAAATTTTTAATCTATCTTGTGTAGTTCTATATTCGATTTCTCTTAATATTTCTACAAATCTCCAACCTGTTGCTTCAAAAATCCAATAAGTAGGATTGTTTAAATCTTTTGGAGATAAAACAGTTTTATTTACTTTTCTACTTATTTTTTGAGTTATGTCTAGTAAACTTCTTTTCATTATAAATCTACAAATTTACCAGTTATTGCAATTTCGTCTGTCGGTGTAACATTGAATCCCAAATTATCTGGTAGAAAATTTATAGTTAAAGATGTACTGGTTATAGCAAATCCAAAATGTGTAGTTGGATAATATCTAACACCATTTATGTAAACTTTAATATCATATGATTCTCCACCAACATTTAATCCACCCGTTACTACCGATACTAATGCAGGTGGTGCTTTTATTAATTTTATTCCTGTAAATACAATAGTATTATTACTTACAGGATTTTCCGATTTACTATTATTAAGTGATAAGAAATCAATCAAATCTTTATTATCATAATATGGTGATGGAGTTGTTAACATTCCTTCCAATCTACCATTTCCAGTTACATCGGTTTCGGTTGCAACTACAACTCTTTTTGTTGATATGAATTTTTTAATAGGAGATTCACCATCAAATTTTTCAGGAAGTAAATATGCTTTAACATTCAATGAAAACTCAACTCTATTAATTCTTTCCGTTCCTTCTCCCACTTCGTTTACAACATTAAACTCACCAACTGATGTTCTAAATTTAAACTTTTCTTTATCTCCCCAATATGATGATGCAAAATTTAATTGTTCGATTACCTGATTTAATTGTTCGGTGTAGGAAGTCCAACACATACAATCATAGTTTACTTCAACATAATCTGGCATTGTTATTTTGTAAATTTCATATTTTGGATTTACCGATTTACCTAACAAATTAAATCTATCGTATCTATTATCTTTTGAATATTTTGTAACACCTTGATATGATACATGCCTATTTGGCATTGCCATTGTTTCATCTTTGGTTATAGATGTTCTTCTTATCATTAATAGAGGTAATTGAATTTTACCCTTATTATCTCTAAAAATTCCATCTCTTCTTGCACCTTTCCATCTTTCCGCATTACCATATATAACTGGAATTTTTAATGCCTTACCATTGTCGTTTACATTCGGTAAAACGGTATCTTCCAAATATGTCATCATTGCATAGTCTATATCAAACAAAGATATACTTTGTTTCAAATCTCCTTTTGTAGACTTTATTTCGTTGGCTCTATTTAAATCGGGCCTTAGTGGATTTGTAGACATAATTATTTAACTCTTTCTTCTATGTTTAAATTAGATTTAGTAACCATAAATGTAGAACATATTACACTCATATTTCTACTAAAATCGGATTCCAAATCATCTGTTAAAAATGGATTACCACCTATAAATTGTGATTCGTTTACATTATCGATTTCGTAATATGAATTGTCAAAATAAATAACATCTCCAACTTCTGGATATGTTTCCTTTTCCTCTAACATATATCTGTCAAAACGAAACTCTATATTTTGAGAAGTATCTGCGCCAAATCCTTCGTATCCAGTAGAACGTGGTTCTTTTGCAATTAACGTATATAATTCCACACCAGGATACCAAGTTTTATTCATAGCTTCACCATACAAATTTATTTTGGTTTCATTTATGTTAATTTTAAATAAAACACAAGTATTTTGTATAACC